TGGTACCTCTCTCTAATCAAACCTTGGCATTACCATACTAAGCGAGCCTTGCTTGATCATATCTTCAACTTTTTGTGACTTATAGTTATAACCTTCATTCTCTTGCATTGTGAATGCGAAAATCGTAGGCGTACCTTTAGGCCACTTCTCGTTGGTATCATATGGATAAGGCATGGCCACTACATCACCATTACCATAACGTTTTCCAGTTACTAATGGCTTAGCAGCAGATGCGATCTTAGCATAGGCATGAGTATTCATGCTGCCTTTAATAGACACAGCGAATGCTACAATAACATCCATGGCACTATCTACAGCATCAATCTTCTCTTCAACCTTATTGAACTTATCGTTCTCAGCCTTGCTAGGGAAGTTGACGTCATAGAGTTTTTGCATAGCCATAGAATATAGCTCGCCGTTTGTAAGTTCGATAGCCGACTCATCTAAGTAAATATGAACAACAGAGTTATTATCATCAACGAGAATAACATGCGTTCGCTTATTATTGGATAAATCATAATCTAATGACTTGGATTTAAACTCTAATTTAGACACTTAAATCTCCTTTCTATATTAATATTGGTGGGTAACTTATTTAGGCATAGGGTCTTCCGTCAGGTAAGTTATTGTACCTGTCCAAACTGCGTTGTTGGTTAGATATGTGGTCATTCTAATCGCTCCAGCACTTGATAAATGGAATATTGCACTCCCTATGATATTAACTCGCTCGTTCGCGTTGAGCACCAGTGTAGCATCTACTGCTGGTCTAAATCCTTCTGGAATAGTCTCTGGCATTAGTTCATTCTCATACTGACTGGTTATTGCTTTAATCTTTCTTACAATACTAATTGTTACAGTATTTCCAATACGAATAGCACTACCTGTAAATTGCCAAGGAAATGCTATATCTTTCTTAACGGAAGTAGGCGCTGGTGGTTCTACTGGATTAGCAGGTTTAGCTGGAGTATTATCTCCCATGTTATATTTAACCCAAGGAGTCCAAACGTTACTCCAACTTCTAAAACGAATGTATGACTCCAACTTAGTCGTAGTATACCTTTGCCAGGTCTCTCGCTCGTTTAAGTTGAAGATTTCCAGCATTCCGGGTGCGCCAGTAGGGCTGTTTTTTGTGCCATCCCATGTGCCTTTAATAACATAAAAACCAGAGGTTCTAGCGTCGTTACAGTCGCGTATAGATGATCGTATGTCATGAACATTACCATTATTTTGCGTTAGCTGTAGTTGTTGGATAGGTTTATTATTTGCATAAATATCGCCACCGACGTCTAAAGCGCCACGCTCACGAACCTTGTTAATACCTATACCTGATTGATCCATTGACATAACAACGGACCTAGTAGCCACCTCAACACGATAAGAAGCACTAGCGAAGTTATCCTCGATAGTTCCTATGACAATATAAGACCTATCTGCAAAATACCTACCGCCCAAGTTAGCTACAGAATTAACCATACTAGAAAGTTTATCAGTCGCATTAAGATTGGCGGGGCCCGTATCGTCGATAAAAGCCTCTGTACCAAACTGAGCAACTTTAAAGGATACCTTCATGGTATTCTTTTGCTTACCATCTACCGTTAATGGATTTATTTTGACGTTTCGCGTAACTTGTAGTTGATCGGCATTTGTACCAACGCGTTTAACATCGAAACTAATCTGAGGAAGATAATAATCAATAAACTCTACAGGAATATCCTTAGGTTCACTAACACGACCGCGACTATCTGTAACTGTAGCACGCACAATCGCTCGTCCAACATAATGAACGTTACCGATAATGCCTTCTTCTGTATATGCCGAATATGGCTTATCTACAATAAAAGCATTATATTTAGTTATAGTAGAACCATATGCCCCAGTAGCACTACCGAAGTCTACTTTAAGATTAGATAAAATAGTTACAAAAGTGTTCGGCTTCATAAACTTGGCTATCTTCTCGTTCGTATCTTTGACTGTTATACTTGTTATACTCGGTCGAACTGAATCGGGCACTGTAAGAGTAAGTCTTCGGACATCTCGACCTATCTCACGACCATTTTGATAAGTAATATAAGTTATACTACCTTCACCTTTAATTGAGTCAGGCGTTTGTTCACAGAGCTCCATAGGTGGTATCCAGTTATAACTCGTAGTAACCGTATTTCCTGTAATAGACTGCTTCCATGTTCCGTATTCAACATATATAGAATGGAAGAATGCATCGCTAGCTCTGTTGATAGTAAGATTAACAGGCGAGCCGATTGTCGCACTAACATCGCCACCCTTACTAGCACGAGCTATATTTTGAAGTTGTAAATCGAATGCGGCCCTAGCAACACCATACCCACCGATATTAATATCGATAGCAGTTGAAATATTTATAGATTTTGTACCATCAGGATTATGAGGTATCTCATAGTTCTTTTGAAGTAAAGGTTTTACTTGACCTTGTGAAATACCAACATCAACCGTAACTTGTTCTTGTATCCCGCCAACATTTATCCATAATGTTCTAGGATATGAACCATAGATAGCGGCATACCCATTGGCAATTAAAATTACTTGTACATTAACCAATGAAGCATTCTTACCCTCAATTGGTGTACTCCAAGCAGAGAAGAGGTCTAACTGTAGGTTAGGACCGTAATCTCCAGTAAAGTTAACACGTACCATACAATTAAGCACCTCCTACAAACATCGTTAGATTTCTATTTAAGTTAGTTGGATCTTGGATTGTAACAAACCGTCCAATACGAAGGCTTTTCACAAATACCCCATTATCGATTTGTAGAACACCTTGAGATATAGATGCGACCTCTTTACCACCAGAGATGAATGAGATACGGTCATTTGAAACGAGTACCTTAGAAGCGCCGTCTTTACGACCCACTATAAGACCTTCTTCTGATTGAGACATGTATGTATCTACGAATTCGGTCATAAGTTTAAGTTCTCCGACTTTACGTTGTAAGTCAACTATACGCTCACTAGCCCGAATAGCAGCGAGTTCCGCTTCTTTACGACCGGCCTCTTCTACAGCAGAAAGATTCTTTATCTCGTTTATCCACTTCTCAACTAAGTCAGCAGCAGCCTTAGCATCCATCTCAGCTTTAAGTTGAGCACCGCGTTCGGCTAATTTGTTAAGTTGATCTTGTGTTAGAGATTGGTCAGCTTTGGAGTTAAGTTGTTTCTCCGTATCTTCGGGAGCTGCGATCCAATCTTTAGGTACGATATTTCCTCGAACCATAATTGGTCGTCCGACTTTAATTTTACCAGACTTTGAGATAAGTATATAAAAGTTAAACCCATCAAAGTCAAAGTCTTTAATGGCAGTAAAGGTTATGTTGTGCACTTCCCATGAATCTGGTTTAGATTTACTAAGATCATAATTAAATAAAGCGGTATTATTAGCATGATTCTTTAATATTAAGTTTACGCTACTATTTAATTGAACACTAGTATCCCTATAAATAGGAAGTCTTATAGAAAAAACTTCCCCTTGTTTTACTGATCGGATAGAGGTGTCCCATGACACTCCCCAAAATCGATAATCAGATTGATTTCCTGAATTTATGACAATACTATCATCGGAACTATCATAAGAAAATATAGAAGACATGTCTCCAGCAGGGCCATGTTGAATATGAAAATGTACCATATCGGAGGTATTAAGTAGTATATTACGATATCCGAGCTCTACGTTACCTAATACATCCACCCATTTATATTTAATAGGATCTGTGCTATCCGCTTCCGTAAAATCGGTATATGTACCCATGTATCTTTTAGTACTTCCACCATTCACAGTAAACCCGGTTCTACCATCAGAAGAGTCGGCATAAGCAAAGTGGATATATGATGTCTTACCATCAGCGCCGGCTTTACCCGGAATACCGTTGGCTCCATCAGACCCTTTCCACTTAGTCCAGCGATAAGAGCTTGGATTACTACTATCAGTTTGAGTAAAGTCCTGATACATACCAATATATGGTTTGTTTTGATCAGTTTGACTAAACCCTCCACCACTAGCGTTATCCGCATAAGCTATATGAGTGTATTGGGTTCTACCATCAGCACCTTTCTGACCAGGGATGCCTTGATCGCCTTTAGGGCCTTGTAGACCTTGAATTCCCTGAGGGCCAGCAGGACCCATAGGCCCAGTATCACCACGGTCACCCTTAGCCCCATCGGCACCTTTAATAAGACTCCACTTATACTTAGTAGGGTCTGTACTATCTGGCTGGTTGAAGTCAGTGTAAGTACCCATATACTTCTTACCAGGTCCGCCTAATACAGTAAATCCAGTTCTACCATCAGCAGAGTCGGCGTAAGCAAAGTGAACATAGGGCGTTCGACCATCAGCTCCAGGTTTGCCCGGAACGCCATTAGCCCCATCCTCACCTTTAACTCGTTGCCAAGTGTAATCTGCAGGGTTGGTACTATCTGTCTGCGTATAGTCGGTATACACTCCCATGTACTTACGTGTAGTGTCATTCTTAGACGTTGTGAATCCTTCTGTACCAGTTGCGTTATTAGCCCAAGCAAAGTGGACATATGGAGTTCTACCATCTCTACCAGGTTGGCCAGGCACACCATTAACCCCATCAGAACCCTGCCACTTACTCCAAGTATACTTCTTAGGGTCGTCGCTTTGGTAGGCATTAAAGTCCTGATAGATACCTATAAACTTCTTATTAGTATCGGTCTTACTAAAACCTCCACCAGAAATATCATCAGCATAAGCGAGGTGCGTATACTGTGTTTTTCCGTCATCTACGTCTACAATCGTAATCTGACCTGTTGAAATTATAGCCATAACACACCTCCTTACTTAGTTTCTATAGCTACTGTAAATGTTGACCTATCTTTAACATCGATATTAGTCACGCTTACAGATTTCTTCTTAGACTCAGGACGTTGCCCCCAAGCCTCATCTACAACACCATTGGCTAGAGTCTTAGTCCAAATATAGTTAAAGGCCTCACCTTTAGTATCAATCTCGGTATCATCCCTAAATAGTTTAGCAGTCAAGATAGTCTCAATGACATTATTCTTGAACGTATCACCATTACTTGAGTGTACAACTGTCATAACTGGAGAAACCCCATCATTAACTGTTGATACCGTAATGTCTTGGAACTCAACAATACTACCTTGATAGATAGCTTGTATTGTAACAAGTACAACACCACTAGTTCCTATGTTAGCCTTAGACACTTTAAATTTAGGGCCTGTTCCAGCTAGCTTATTGTCTATATAATAGATGAATTCAGCATCATTAACTTCGGAATTACCCTTCAATAAGGTTGGTATGAACTCACAACTATCAGATACCTCACGAAACATCGTAGGGCCTGTAGTTTTTACATTCATTTTGAAAGTTTGAGCCTCTGCTATCATACGCGACATTGTAGCCATCAGCGTTGTATTGTTCGATGGTCTAGTCGCAACCACATTAGATAGAACAAGTTTAGTTTTGCTAGGGTCTGTAGAACAACGTATCATCTCAGTAATACGAGCTCGGATAAGAAGCCCTCCAGCAAAGTGCTCGTCAGTAATGAAAATAACGTCACCAATCTTAATATCGTATTGTTGTAGCACAATAGCTGAGTTTAAGTCAATCTCCCAAGTAGTAACAGGGTACATATACTGTTTAAGCATACGCACACCGTAAGCCCAGGCTTCTTCTGAAGTAGTAAACTCAGTCTTTACATCACGAATAATCCAGTTATCACAGTTATCCCTTTTGTTCACAGACGGATAGAGCTTAGCGGATATAGGGGCATAGATCGTATGAGAATTACGCGTACAAAAGATTTCAGTATGGACCCCATCTGCGGCTTTGACCTCTTTAGCCTTAGGTTGAGTAATATAGGCGCCATCTTTATTCCGCATACGAATACCGGAGAATAGTTTTGTCTTATCCTCTTTCTTCACAACGGACACGACGTCTCTACCCATCTGCAACCTGATATCAGTACGAACACGGCCTAGACCTTCTTCACGATCTCCAGCAATAGCCCTTGATTTGTATACGTTTAAGATATACCTATCAATCTGACCACCTGGCGTTAATCGAGTTATAATCTCCAACTCACCATCAAAGGCCTCAACAAGCTTGATAATCCGAGCAAGACATGTGTCCTCCTCAGACTCAAACTTAAGCTTTAACTTACGGTCACGTACTTGACACACACCCAACTCAATACGAGTAAGACTAAACAAATTCATGTTGCCGACATACTCTAAGAATGTCAGAGCTTCAGTAGCTTCATAAGCTAGGGTCTTCTCATTGAGTAGCTCTAGGTTGGTTGACGTACACTCTAGCTCAATAGTTGTATTAGTCTCTTTCCTTGTCATCACGTTGAAGACATAATCTACTCCATCTTCATGGAAGGATATATATGCCTCAGATGTCAAGTTACTAATACGTTCATTAAGTTGACCATTTGTGTATTTATCTACAGTAAATTTAAAGGTGGCCGAACCCTTACCGCAGAATTGATGAAACTCTTCGTTGTAATACTTAAGAGAACCCGGTATATCGTTATTGATATGATCTACCACGTTCATCGCGTTATCATGTACAGATAACTGCCATGCAGGTTTTCTATTCATTTTGAAGTTTCGGCCTCCTTTCTTACAACCAAGCTTCTTCCCATTCGACAGTCACATCAGGCGCAACGTCAACAAATGGAGAAGAATGAATTTCTAGTTTAGACTCGCCAGGAGGTATCGTGAAATACCTTGAGCCGTTGATAAGGTCTCCTTCTGCAGATACGCCCTTCTTGGAAGATGCAGGATCTGCTATAAATGAGATCTTACCCTCATACATGTCTACAATAACTTCACTACCAACACCATACTTGTTAGGAACTAGGTCATAACGTTGAGCATGGTTTTTAAGGAAGCGAATTGACTGTAAGCATAGCGTATTAAGATATCCAACGTCAGGACGTTCATACTTAAGACGACCAAACATAACCCATACTTTAGTACATAAGAGGTGTTCTTTAGATGAGTCAGTGATTGTCTTAGGCGCTCCAGCATAGCTATATGTGAACTTAGGTCCTTCCTTAATAACATAGGCATTACCCGTACGACTGTTAAAGCCTGGGTTAGGTCGTTGTTGACCTGGCTCATTGTCATTTGAACCGAAGTAATTCTCTTCCCGTCTAGCTAAGTCTGATGCATGGATATCAGAGGTTGTAAATGTCTGCATTGTCATATCACTATCTGTCCAAGGCTTGTCAAGACTATATGCACAAATAAGTCGGTCATCTTCTGTCATAAATAGTAGAGACAAAAGACCAGTCTGACCGATCTTGGAGGCCCAGAGCTTCATTGTGAAGTCACAACGGAAGTCTTTGGCACCTTTCTGACCAGCCTTATCAGGCGATAGAGGATATTCATAAATTGTACATCCCCAATCTCGACCAACACCCTTGCCACCAGAGCCAGACCAGTGTAGTCCAGGAGCATCATACCCTTGACCACCAATACCCTTAGCCCTCCAGTTGAGCGTCATGTCATTAACCTCAGCATGACTAGCAAATGGTAAAGGTGAGACATTACGGTATTTAGCTGTAATGTTGGTTCCTTGTAACCAGCGGTTGGTATCATTTGGGGCAATACTCAATAACATATGCGATTGGTCGTATGCTCCGGTAGCTATGTTAGTACCTCTACTATCAGCCGAGCTTGTACCGATCTCCATAATACCATTTTTGTTTACAATACCAATCCAACCGTTACTTGTATTGTTCTTTACTCTAATTTTAGGGTAAGCGGGTGCACTTCCTGCATTGTTTAAAGTTATTTTGACGACTTTACCATCTTTGGTAAGTGAGCCGACGTCAGCAGAAGTAGTCTCCGCGTTAAGTACCTTTGTCAGTTCAGAATGGAGGAGTCCATCAGGAACATCGAAAGATATTGAGACTGTAACTTTGCTGTTTTGTATGTCTTCAGTAAACTTAGGTTGTCCTGTAACAACAGCCATGTAGTATTTACCGTCTTGGTCGTCGAATTGTAGTTTCTTAGGCCCATCTGGACAGTCTAGAGCCCGTGCTAGTTTAGTACGAAGCGCTAGAAAGTCTACAGGCCCTCCTGACTTGGTTCCTTCAATAGTTATAGGATATGTACCACGAGTACCAGATACCCAAGTCTTACCAAAACGGCCAGTA